GGCGGGTGTTATTGGTGTTGGTGGAAAAGAACCTGGTGCAGCATTGCGTCAAAACAAAGTTGAAGCTGGCAAAACTCAACTTGCTGATGCAATACCTCCAATAAGAGAACTGCCTATGATTGCTGCGGCAACAAAACTCATAATTTCACCTCAATTTGTAAAGGTTTGACCTTATTGCCAACTAAAAACATTGAATTAGGGTCATCTTCAACCAGTTCAGATTCTACGTCTTCTACTGTTTCTGACTCAACTCTGTGAAATGTCATACAAAGCGAATCTGTTTCAGCGTACACCGCACGTTTAGTGCCGGGTTTGCTGCACAGCAGCATAGGTCCTGTAATGGTCTGCACTCCGTTATCAGTAGTTACTGTAACTGTTCCAGACACAATCATGTAGAAATGTTCTTTCTTGTGAACTTTTCCTACAATTAAACAACCGGCTGGACGCCACACTTGTCGGCAATACATACCACCATGAAACACATGCTCTGTTGGCGGTTCGTATTGAGGATGCTTTGACATTTCAACTTGCAAAGCCTCTACGCTTTGATTGATATTCGCAGGCTTTGCGATCTCAAATCCTTTGCCGTAGGTAACTTGTGTCGTCATCTTAAATTACCGGCATATCAACTTCCCAGTTCCCAAGAAATGCCATCCATACAGACCCATGTCGTATCGGCAAGAAATCCTGCCGTATTAGTCAGGTCAGGGATAGTGACTACACCGGATGAATTCACTGTAACCCGAACTGCTTGACGCGGTGTCGTTACGCTATAAGCTGATGCAGTGTAGGTTCGCTCTGTCAATGGTGCAACATCAACTTGGAATGTAAGAGCATTTTCTTTACCTGTCCACGGAGTTGCTGGCACACCGATCTTGCCAGTAAGCGCCACTCTATTGGACATTACATTGATTCCCAAAGTTGCCAACGCCACTGTTGTCCAACCATTGGTGCGCGTCAAAGTCAATGGTGCGCTGGCGTTGTACAGAGTGCCCCAATAACTTCCGATACGCATAGTCGAAGCAGAATCGGGATCAAGATTGATACCTTGAATTTGTACCCAACTGTCGTTCTTGCACGAAACAAGATTATTGAAAGCAAAAATACCACCCAAATCCACATTGGTAGCAGTAGTGTTTGTATTTGAAACTACGATATTGTTCAATTCAATACCGTAACAATCAGGCCAAACTTTCAATCCAGTGGTACTGATAATGCCGTACATGGACACATTTGAGATGTTGACCGATGCGTTACGGCCATAAGCCTCAATACCAAACACAGTGCTGGTATTGATAATGCCATTAGAAATATTGATGTTTCGGTTCAGAATTGCGCTTGGATCAGTACGAGCAGGGCACAGCATCTTGATGCCAACTTTGCCACTGGTTAGATCAAAACCAGAAAGATTGAAATCATGCAATTCGTAAGTTGCAGAGTAAATCAGAATACAAGTCTCAGCCGTTGGATAGCCATTGGCATTGACATATACATTGGTCACACTGGTTGTATTGGCAGGAGCGCCCATAACCCCTGTGTCTGACTTAAACGTAAACCCAGCCTGTGAACAATCGTTAGCATACAAACCATCAGCCGTGGAAGCCTGCGTCTTAAGCACAACACCCCACTGACCATATCGAGCGTGAAGGTTCTCAAACCTACTGTCGCTCAAACCTTCCATCAGGAAGTTATGCACAGCCGAAGTCGGTTCTTTGCACAGCGTGATCACATCACGTATCGTGCAGTTGTACATGGTTGCCCGTGCAGCGTCATTGATGACAAGGCAATCCATTGGAGAACCAGCATTGATAGCAGAACAGACAACAGAACCACAATCCACACCCAAAGATTCAACAGTGATCTGACTACCTGTAAAGCGCAAAGTGCCTTGGATGATCGTGCCACCAACCAGTGAGGTATAACCAACGCCATACCAAGGCATTCCAGCACCTCGGATCGTAATGTCCGAGCGGGTAACTGAAAAATTGGCAACATACGGGCCTTTGCCCAATTGAAGAACAGCACCGGCTGGAGTTGCGTTAATTGCATTCAACAAATTGCCATTGAAGTCGTCAATGTGGACAATCTCTTGCAATTTTTGGTGAACTGTGCGGCCAACCGTGTTAGCAAGATTGCCAGATGAACTGGACTGACGAAAACCAATTAGTGCGTCACCCTTTGCTGGGTCACTGGTATTGGCAAGGTCTGCAATAAAGCTAGGCAGTCCAGACACATCATTGATGCCTGGAATGTCATCTTTACTAAACACCAAAACGTCAAACGCATCGTACAAAATAAACTTGTAATCAGCACCCGAAGTGACCCAAATTTCATAAGGCACTCGACCAGCAGAATCAAGAATTATGGGGTTTGTGTTTGAAGTTACACCAGTTGAAGTGGTATAGGTTGTCGCAGGCAAAGTAGTGCCAGCACTATAAGAATATAGTTTGCCACCAGCATAAGGATTCCCATTGGCATCCAAGAACTGCCAACCAGCACCGGCAAGAGCAGAGAGTTTGACAGTCATAAGTTACCTCGGAATCAAAGTTAATGTGGGCGCTGTCGTGTACGTGACAATTAGATTGTCGTAAGGAGAAAGTCGAAACATGCCGTAGTAGCTGCCACAATTGTATAGTGTAGTTCCGTTGCGGGAAAACTCCAATCGGGTCACGCCACCATTGGCGACAAGTATGTCAACTTCACCTTCAGAGCTGTTGGTGTAGGTAAACGGGGAGCCAGTGACAATTATGTCAGATGGCTGCGTCGAGTAAGATTTATACGCATTTTTGGCTATACCTTGCCAAAATAGAAACCATGTGCGGTTAGCGCATCCAAGTTCATCGGCTAACTGGACACGCGCACCTGGTATTCTGAAAGTATCAGCTAACGGTAGGGCTTGCGGCAAGTTCTGCTCCCATTATGGCAATCTTGATAGGGTCAGTGCCTGATACTTCATACACTCGATCACGCAATTTTTCAGTCATTCCAAGTCTACGCCAAATGACTCGTTTGCCGTAATTACCCAAAGTGCCCATTGATTTCCAATGTTCATTGCTCCAAGTGTGGCCGCCATCATCAGACCAGCGCAGCATGACTTGAGGGTCACCGGGTATGTAGTACTGATCTTCACTGACTAGATACGATCCTGATTCAGTAACCAGAAAACGATTATCTTCAGTAAGCAAGTCAACAATGGTAAGCACTGTTGCTGTGGAGTGACCTACTTCACAATCTAATTGCAACGAATGATGAGCGGTACGCTTTAGATTGTTTTGCCCTGTAGGCAAAGCCCGCCATGAACGAAGCCATTTTTGAATGCTGCCATTGTCATCGTAAACATTTAGATCAAAAGCATATAGATTGCCATTTTCGTAATCACCAACAATATTATGATTATTAAAATAAGCCTGGCAACTGCCACGATGGCGAATCATCTGCCCATTCTCAAAACTAGCACGTTCATGCCATGATTCAGTCGCCACGTCATATACCCAAGTGGCATTGGCTGATGGAAAGTTCAGCACATAGAAAGGGTGACCATCCTGCTGATAAGTGTACCCAGTGGCATCTGCAATGTTGGGGTATTGTTCAATTTGCCACTCTATAGCATGTGTTGATACTCGCATTCCAGCGTAGCCTCTGGATCTGTACACGATACCTTTACCACGAGCATCAGATCCTAACCAGAACAGTGAATTGTCTAGTTTGGCTACCGAATAAGGTGCAGCGCAACCAATTTCACTGTAAGCACCTTGAATGCGCTGAAGTGGGAAATCAGGTGTACCAGCATCAGACCAAACCTCTAATGAGTTCACACCAAACAACCATGCTTCTCCATGATCAACCATCAAAGCCACTAGATTGTCTGGTGATCCTACTGCGGAAGCAAAGTCCAAAGGATCAATGGTTGTCCCATCAAACAATGATGTAACCCACACACTTTGTGAATTGGGTTCGTTAAAAACAAAGTATCCATCCAGATAACTTACATTTACAGCGCCAGGAAAAGCAGTTGACGTAATAGGACCAAATGCTTCAGTTTTGCTGTTATAGATGTATCCATCAGGATTGCAAGCAACAAACAACTGAACGCCATTGTCAGCCATGCTAACCGGGCCAGTTCCAGAAACACCACCGATTCGAATGTACGAAAAGGTATTGTCAGACTTGTAAAGATCAGTTCCGCTGACGGCGTAAAAGTAGCCACCAAACGCCCATACGCCACGAATTGGACCCTGACCAATAGTTGCAAGCAATCGAAGCCCAGGAGCGCGATTCAAGAATGCAGATTCCTTACCACCTTCTGGGATGATTTCTGGAAAAAGATTGATCATCCGGTTGTCTGCCGCATTGACAGACCGGGCGACGTATGCGCTGCCAAGGATCGGCGTCTTCATCAGTAATTACCGGCGTAGATGTTGAACCTTTGTCTCGTAGCAACAATAGCATAAGGCATTGACATCACATCATCAGGATTGTTAATACGTTTCAGATTGCGCTTGCTAGTCATGGCAATACGCATAACTTGTTGTGATGGTTCAATGCCAAATTCTGGAGCGATTTCCATTGCCAAGTTATACGTAAAAGCACGTAGATAGCCTGGCGGGAAATACAGTGTTGTTGCCAAACCGACTGGATTAGACAATTCTTCTACAGAAACTATATGCCATTCCAATACCCGAGTAGGCACAGGGTAAATAGTCATTGTGGTGTCTGGAAACGTGTTGTTTACAAACATGACTTGTGGATAAGTGGAAGTCACGGTTTTAACCGCAATACCATCATATTGTTGCTGATTTATCAGCTTGATGCCAAATGACACATTAGTGCCTGGATCACGGTAATACGTTGCGTCATCAATCAAAATTGGACGCAAACCTATAAAACTTCCCGTTGGACCTAAAGTTTGCGTTTGATTGCCTACGCCGGCAGGCCACGAAAAAACTTGGTCTTGAGTGCTAAACACAGAAAGTCTCTCTGTGTTCCAGCTTTCAATCATTTGTTGAAGTGCCATTAAGGCATCTTGCGACATTGATGCAGAAGGTACTTCACCCTCGGCAAGTACGCCAAGAAGGCGCAGCGCCCGATTTATTTGGTCTCCAGCACTGTACGATGCCATGTTCAGACTCCTTCAGTTTCCACCTTACGGGTATATTTGCGTTTTACCACAAGTGTGTTAACCGCTTCTTCAGGTTCTGAAGGCGTGTCAGCATTGTATCGCGTCCAGCCATGATTTTCATCAAATTGGGCTTCAGCCTCCATTGATGCTATTTTTCTACCATGAACAGGATGTTGGAGATAAATAAGCATAGTAAAAACAGGGCCGAAGCCCTGTTTGATTAACCAATAACCCAGTTTGTACCGTTACAAAAAACTGGAACGGTATTAGAGCCGCCGCCTGCAACTGTGGCGCCAATGCCAGCAGTATAGGCTGCGTTGGAATTACTCACAGCCATACGCATTCCCGCAATAGCGGAAGATGCTGCTGGCAGTTGAGCAACTGTAATAGGCGCAAAGGTTGCGCTATCAAGTGCTGGATCAGCGTAAGCAACGCCGATAGGTTTGTTATTTGCCATGATTATTTCCTTAAAAATAGGGGCCTAAACCCCTATTTAGGTTTAGGCTACGCGATACAAATTCCAAGTACCATCACCGGTCTTGCGAGCGCGGAAATGAGCACCAACACCAGAAACTGGCGTAACACCTGAACCGACCAAAGTCCAGCCAGTGTTAACTGTTACGGTACCAGCACCAGCACCAGAAGAAATGACAAAAAAGTCAAATGAACTGTTAACTTTTGCGCTACT